AGGCCGACGCCACGCCCTTCGGCGTAGTTGCTGCCCATGATCGGCTTGGCGCCTACCGGGTTCAGCAGGTGGAAAGTCACCTCGTCGCCCTTGCCCTTGCCTAGATCCTGGCAGCGAACAATCGGCATGTGCTGGGTGGTCTGCTTGCGCAGAGTGGCCTCGGCGCCGGAAGTGCCGGTAGGCATCTTGCCGGTGAGGCGGTTAAGGGTGGTGTTACGCTGGGTGTGCGCAGCGAACAGGCCTACCGCCTGTTGCACCATCGCGGTCTTGTCGCCATACGGCGTGTGGGTCTTGCCGGTCATGTGACCTCCTAGCAATTTATCGGGACTGAGGGACGATTAAGTCCCTCTAAAAAAACTACATCTGGTGCTCAAACCAGGCTTCGCGGTCCCTGGGGCTCATTTGCGCCAGGCGCTCGGCCAGCTCCATCGGCTCAAGCGCCGCCAGGGCTTCAAACTTCGAGGTCGGTCCAGGTGTTCCGCCCGGAATATCCGAGAGGCTGGCCGGTACTGCGGGTTGAGCCTTGGCGGCAGCGGCCTTTGCAGCAGCCCGAAGGTCGCCGGCATTGGCCTGAGTTTTTCCAGTGGATGACTTGTAGGCGTCCAGCAGCTCCACGCCCTCGGAAGCGGTCCCGCTCGCCATCACGGTCTCGTACCCTTTGCGGATGAAGCTCGGTTGGCTGGCGATCCAGTCGGCCAGCTCCTTGCTCTCGAAAAGGGACTCAGCGTCCGGATGCTTCGCGGTGATCGCCGCCCAATGGGCCTGGATGGCCTCCTGTTCCGTGGTGAGCTTCTGCCGCTCCTGGAGAGGCTTGAGCGCTTCGGCGATCTTCGCCTCGACTCGCGCGTCCACCAGGGTCTGTACGCCCTTGGCGATGGCTTCCTCGGAGAAATCCCCGAAAATGCCTGGGTCGAATCCCTGCTCCAGCGCCTGCTCGGCAATCGCCAGGTTCGCGTCGGCTTGGGTTGGTGCCTGGCCGGCGTCCGCGCGCTTTTGCGCTTCTGCCCGTAGGCTCTCCAACTCGGCCTGCGCAGCCTCTAGCGCCGCCTTGGCGTTTCGCTCGCCCTCGCGTGCCTGCACCAGCTTGTCGTAGGGGATGGTGTGAACACCGTCCTTCGCCAGAACTACGGCCTTGGCCGGATCAAGCTCGGGATCCCCGTCGGGCTGGTCGCCTTCCTTGGTGTCATCCGTCGCATCGGTATTGGTGTCGTCGCTCTGTCCAGGGGCGGCGTTGGGCTCGCCGCCTTCGTCCGGCTGGGTGCCGGTATCGCCCGTTCCACTCAGCTCCAAGAGCTGTGCGGCCTGTTCAGCGGTCAGATCCGCGCCGTGCTGCTGTAGAAACTCGTCTTGTGTTGGTGTCATTTGCCTCGTCCCGCCACATATCGCCGTGGCCGCATGGGTTTCGGGTGATACAAGGGACGAATACGTCCCCTGATGCGGCGGACGCTATGTGACTGGCGGGGGTGTGCAAGGGGTGTAGATACGAAAAAGCCCGCACAATGGCGGGCTTGGGTCTGGCGGTCTGGTGCTTGGGTCTAGTGGCTGGGTCTAGCGGTTTGGCCTATGTGTCTCTCGGCGGCGCGGACTCGACCCTTGGCGTATTCGGTCCCTGTGCCAATCTCGCTGGCTATCTCGTTTATCGTGCGGCCCGCTTCACTCATGGCAAGCACGTAGCGGTACGCCGCCCGGTTCCAGATCACGCGCCCCGCTGGTGTGCGCTCGATTGCATCCGGATTGGCCAGCACCGCGGCGCGCTCGTCTTTGTCCAGGTATGACGTAACCTCGCGGTCTTCCCATCGTTCCGGGACTTTAACAGGCGGGCGCGGCGCCTCCCTCCGAATACCTGTCGCCAGCAAGGGCGCTGCGCGCTGTAGTAGCTGAGCAGCATCCGCGCGGCGATCGTCGCTGAACTCTCCGTCCAGATCCACGCTTAGGTAATCGCCAGCGCTCACATGGACTGTAACCACGTACAGGCGCTCTCCCGTCAACTTCTGCGGCATCTTTTCCCCTCCTAACAAGTTGTTTGAACAACTCGTATGGTACCAAAAAGGGGTTATCGGGTTTTCGTGTTGTTGCAGGCAAAGCGCAGCCTTAAAGCATATTGGTATTAGCTTCGGCTTTACGTGTTGTTATACTGACTGCTCACCCATTAAAGGAGAGCGGCCATGGGGCAAAGAGATGCGAGCCAGATCGACAACATCCAGCACCTGACGCATTGCGACGAAGATGGCTGTGAACGCTGTGAAAATCTCATGTACTTCTTTCAGGCTTGCGACGTCTGCGGAACGTGGGGGCATAACGACGCAGGGCCATGCTCATGCTCAACACGCCTCGATCTGGCTGATCAGCTAAGGCTGGTTATCCCAGAAGAGTGTCCGCACATGATCGTGTTCGATGACGCGGACCGTCAGCCCCTCATGTTTGCAGGTGCCGGCTCCAGGCCTGCCGCGCTGAAAACCTTCGAGATGATTTCGCAGAGTTGGAACGCCCATCTATTTGTCCGTATCGCGCGAAACTCCCGAGACGACAGGCACCCAATTGCGGCTGTAGAGCAGACCGCTACTGCAGAGCTGGTTGATGCGCTTAAAACTTGCGAGGCTTGGTTTTCAAAACATTCGCCTACTGCGCCGCTAATCGCCGGTCTTGGCGTCGCGGAGCACCCAATGCTCACCCTGATTCGCAATGCGCTGTCCTCCCAAGTGGGTGTCAGTGCCTGAGTCGCTTTCCCTGCTGCACCCTTTGAAAGTTGAGATCGTGGAATTCCTTGAGGATGACCATGATTTTCAATTCAAGGTTGAGTTTCCGGCTCCCGAGTTCTGCACCGCTTGCGGAGCTATTGGCCAGTCGATCCGCTTCTCGAAGAAGCTGACCAAGTACGTTGACCTGCCCATCAGGGGAAAGCGCACGGTGCTATGGGGCATGCGGCGCCGCTACAAGTGCAAGACCTGCGGCAAGGTCTTCTCGCCGGCCCTGCTGGACTTCGACGAGAAGCACCGCATGACGAAGCGCTGCCATGCCTACGTCATCAAGCACGCCATGACCAGCACGAACTCAGCGGTAGCTCGCGACCTTGGCGTGGATGAATCGGTGGTGCGCCGGGCTTTGCGTGACTACTGCGCCGAGCAAGAGGCTGGCTACAGGCCCATGCTGCCGCGCGTTCTAGGCATTGACGAACTACTTGTCGGCGGCGAGTACCGGTGCGTCCTGATCAACCTGGAAGAAACGACGATCATCGACGTTCTGCCTAACCGCAAGAAGATCGTGATCCATAACTACATCTCCAACATGCGCGGACGGGATAGGGTCCAGATCGTCTGCCAGGACATGTTCCACCCATACAAAGACGTCTCGCTAGAGCTGTTCCCTAACGCCACAGTCATCGTCGATAAGTTTCACGTTGTTCGGTACGCCAACGATGCGATGGACCAGATACGCAAGCGAATCAAGCGAGGTCTTACCGCCCCCCAGAAGCGCACTCTGAAAGGCGACCGCAAGCTAATGCTGATGCGCCGGCGTGACCTGGACGTTTGGGCGCACCTGAAAATCAAGACGTGGTTCGATCAGTTTCCCGAGCTAGGCACCGCCTACAACCTCAAGGAAGGCTTCTACAACATCTGGAATAGCAAGACCCACCATGCAGCTAGGCAAGCCTATGACGATTGGCGGCAGCGCATCCCCGCTGAGCAGGAGAAGGACTGGAAGGTCGTCACGACCATGATGACCAACTGGGGGGAGTACATTTTTAACTACTTCAAATTCATCCCCCAGCGGTACACCAACGCGCTAACCGAGTCGATCAACCGCTACCTGCGCGACGTAAACCGTAACGCACGAGGCCTGAGCTTCGAGATGTTCCGCGCCAAGATCATGTTCACCCTGGAGCACAAAGTGAAGCCGCCAGAAACCAAGCGGCTAGCGCCGTTCCTGGCCAGGGAAATCATGGCGGTCGAGCCCATCGAGGACGAGCTGGTGGATTACGGCGTTCCGATTTTCGGCATCCTGCAGCTGTACTCAGAACCAGAAACGGGAGCTTTCCAAGAAGAAGGCTAACAACACAACCAGCCACATCACCTAGGGGTATTCAGATAGGGCCTAACAACACCCTATCCCGAATACCCCCAAAAAGCCCGCACGATAGCGGGCTTCTTGTGGTTCCGCGGGCGGTTACTCGGCGAGCACCTTCACCCTGAACGATCGGCCGTTGCGGCTGACCGGGATTTCGACGGATGCCGGGTCGCCCATCGCCTCCAGGTGATCGATCAGCGCCTCGGCGGCGGCCTGGCCTGCCTCGACCTCGGCCACCAGCATCTGCTCGGCGTCCTGCTCCTGCTCGTACAGGCGTTGGCGCAGCAGATAGCCCTCCAGCGGCCATATCTGTTCGATGGCGTTCTCGCGGGCGTACTTGCGGCCGTCCTCCGCACTGAAGTTCTGCGGCGATACCGGGCCGTAGTTGACGCCAACCACCTTGGCGCCGTTGCGCAGGGTAAGGCAGCAGGTTGTCACCAGAGTGTCGGTCAGCACCTGGTAGGCCTCGTCGACGATTGCAGCCTGGATATCGTCCATGGTCAGCGATGGGCCTGCCGGGGGCAGGGTCGATTCCGACAACACCACGCGGCCTACGGTTGGTTTAATCATGCTGCTGCTCCTGCTGTTTCTGATGGTTGGTCTTCACTTCGTCTGCGATCTGCCGCACCTCGTCTTCCGACAGCCCACCGCCGGGGAACAGCGCGCTCGACAGCCACGACAGCGCGCGGATGCCGTTGAGCGTGCCGTCGGGGTTGAGTGCCGCGCCCTCCAGGGACTTCGCCTTGCGCGGATCCGTCATGCGGTAGCCTCCGGCAGGTTGTCGGTAGTGGTAGGCGTCTCGATGCCTTGCATGGGCGACGGGCCGCCCTGCGGTACCGGCGGGAATGCCGGGCTGGTGTTCTGCTGCACGTCAGTGGCGACCGCTCCAGGCTCAACCGGCGCCGCTGCGGCTACGGGCGTGGGGAAATTGGGGTCATCGCCCATCGGGTTTGGTCGCTGGTAGCCGGCTCCGGCCATGATGGCGTCGGCGATCGGGGCGATCTGCGGCATGGTGGCCACCTGGGCGCCGCCTTGCATGGCGCTGTAGGCCGCCTGTACGCCGATCTGGACGGCCTGCGCGCGGATCCGCTCGATATCAGCGCCACTGACGCGCTCCTTGATGGCGATTTCGCGCATCTTGAGCTCTGCGCCGGACTTGGCCAGTGCATCCTCGACGGCCTGTTTGATCCGCTCCTCGATCTGCTCCGGCGTCTCCTGCTCGCTGGCCGCGCGGATGGCCTCCACCACGTCGCGCTTGAACGGTACGTCCATGAGCGAAACCATGAACGGCAGAACGGCAGCCTGGTACTGCTGCGGCAGCGACTTGACCGCCTCCGACATGGCGTTGAGCTGCTGGCCGCGATAGCTGGCGGTGCTCGGCACGTCCTCGAGCGCGACCTTCAGGCGGGTACGCAGCAGGTCATTGCTCAGATAGGGCATGCCGGTCTGCTCGTCCACCTCGGGCTTATTGATGACGACAGTGCGGTCCTCGCGCACGGCATCGCCCTCAATGATGATGGTCTGCTCTTTGCTGCCCATGTCCTCGACGATCATGGCGATCAGCAGCTCGCCGACCATCGCCCGCGCGGCACGAAAGTTGTCCATGACGTGCGCCAGGCTCTGATTGCTCTGCTCGACCTGGATCTGCTCCTGCTTGCCGCTGGTGGCGGTGCCCTCCTTGCCCATGAAGCCGGCGGTGACGGCCGACACGCGCTGGATCGACTGGCGGTTGTCCTGGATCAGCTGGAAGTGCTGCTGGCTGAGCTGAAAGTCGCGCTTGACCTCGAAACGGGCGCCCTGCTTGGCCATGTGGGCGGCGTCCAGGATGATATCGGCGTCCACGCGGGCGACCTGGCGGCGGAACTGTGCGTCTTCCATCTTCACGGCGCCTTCGGTGCGCTCGGTACGAACGGCAGCCATGCCCCAGCGCAGTTTGCTGATGCCGCTGTTGAGACTTTCCTGCGGGAAGATCATGCCGCGCACGTAGCCGTAGGGCACGCGCGTGGTGTCCTCGCGGAAGCCCCAAAACGGCACGTAGGGGAAGTGGTTGTGCGTGTAGGGCGACGGGCCGTCGTTCAGCAGGTGCGGGCCTACCCAATAGCTGCGCCGCACGCGCGACACGACAGCGCGGATAACCTGCGCCTGGCCGGTGGTGATGGCGATCGCATGCGCCAGGTTGTTCTCGTCGAACTCCACGACACGCTCGTCCGGCGTCTTCAGCACCTGGACCTCCACCCAGCGGCGGTACCAGACCTCACTGATGCAGATTTCCTTGCTGGTCGGGTTGTACCAGCGCTGCTCTTGCGTGGTCCATGCGCGGCCATCGTTCCATGAGTTCTCCAGCCCGGTGCTGCTGCCGCCGTCCTGCGTCTCGATGGCCTGCTCTGCCCACCAGCCGGCGCCATGGCGGTCGATCTTCGACAGCAGCTCCTTGTGCTGGGGGAAGGCGAGCATCGCGCGCTTGGGCGTCATCCAGCGCTGCCGGCGCAGGTAACGGGCATCGGACAAGTCGGCCTCTTGCGCGGCGTAGTCCCAATGGATTTCGCCGCGGTGAACAGCGCTACAGCGATACGGGTACTTGAAAGGGTCAGACTCGCGGCGCACCTCCACCCAGCCAAGGCCGATGGCGATCTGCGGGCGGAAGGCGGCCGAGCATGCCGCGTCGGCCTTCGACTCGCGTTCTGCCTCGTTGAGCTTGAAGTTCAGCGCGTCGGCAACGTCCTGGCTGCCAGCGCCACCCACTGCCGTGACGCGGAAGTCGGTGCGCACGGTCGCCTCATAGCCCTGAATCGACAGCAGCGCAGGGCCGATCAGATCCTCGACCGCCGGCGGAATGCCCAACTCCTTCTGTCTGCGCAGCAAGTCGCTATCCAGCTGGTTGCCGTCGGCGTAGTCCATTTCCTTGTCGGCGGTGCTGCGCCACTTCGGCTGCTCCTCGATTTCCTCCATGAACTCGGTGTATTCCTCCAGGCTGAGCGCCAGCTCGTCGGCCGGCACCTGGTCTTCCTGCTGCTCGGTGTTGCTCATGGTTACGTCCATGGTGGTCCTCAAGTGCGCCAGTCAGGCGGCGGTGGTTCTACATAGTTGGTGGCCTTGGTGCTGATAAGTCCCAGCTCCTTGGCCTGTGCGTACTGGCGGAAGGCGTCGGCGCCCTCGGTACAGCCGTTGGATTTGTCCGGCTCGTCCAGGAAGCGGGTTTCGGCGCGGCTGTACTTCTTGCGGTAGCCCTCCAGGCGCTGAATGCCCAGCGAGCAGCGCGTCTGGTCGATGTACACGCCCTTCATGTGCTTGCGGGTCTGCTGGATGCCGGTAATCAGCTCGGTGATGCGCGGTACCACCTCGAAGGTTTCGCCCGGCATCAGGTCTTCCAGCATTTCCTTGGTGCTGCGGTTGTAGTCGCTCAACCGCTTATGGTCGGCGTCGTGCGGGAGGAAGTGCTTGTTGTAGACGTAGCCCTTGGCGCGCAGCTCGGCGACGTAGTGGCGCAGATCCTGATAATGGCCTTCGTAGTAGTCGATGAAGCGGTCTTCGCCGCCCAGCTCCTGCTGGAACCACACTGCGCAGCCGTCGGAACGGCCGATATCCCAATACGTGTTGACCGGCACGTCGAGCACCGGAACGGCGGTGATGCCACCACGCTTGCGCATGGCGATCATGTCCTTGGCGTAGTAGTTGCCCTCGGTGCTGATCTGGAACGCCTCGGCCGGAAAGGACGGGTATTCCTGCCACATCTTTTCCTCGGCACCGGTGAAGTCGGCATTCTTGGTGGCCACGTACCAGGCGCGTTGATCGGGGTCGATGGTGATTTCGATCCCCATGTCCTGCTTAACGCGCGCTTCCACCTGGTCGAAGTATTCGTGTTCCTCGGGCGCGATGGTCACGGTGCGCGAATCAAGCCGGTACTTTGGTTCCTGCCACCAGGCGTAGAAGTGGAACCGGTAGTCGCGCGGGGTCAGCTTCTTGCGAATGGCGTGGTTCTTCTCGGCCTGCTCGACCATCTTGAAGAACTCGCCTTCGCGCCCCTCGGCGGTCGACTCGATCACCAGCACGCCGTTGGTAGGCACGGCCGGTATCGAGCCAGTGACGACTTCCTGCGCCTTGTCGGGGTACTTGGCGCATATCTTCCCGAACTCGGAGACGTGCAAGCGGTGGATGGTGCCCGATCGCATGGACGTGGCCACGCGCACCGAACTGTTGTTGTGGGCAAACAGCAGCTCGACGGCACTGTCACGCTTGAGCGGGAAGCGCTCGCGGAGCTCTACGGGCAGGTTCTCGTAGCCGTAGCGCACCTTGTCGCGGAAGATCGCCTCGGCCGCCTCACGGTCCTGGGCGATGATGCCGCAGCGCTGGTTGGCGTTGAACAGCGCATGGTCCAGCCAAAGGATGGCGATCAGCGTGGTGAATCCCAGCTGACGCGCCTTTAGGATCAGGTTGCGGTGCCATAGCCGCTTGAGAAAGCGCCGCTGCGCACGGTTGGGCTGAAACGGCATGACGAACGAGTCGCCGGGCTCGACCTCGCCGTTCGGGCCGATCTTGTCATCGCCCTTGACCATGATCTTGTACAGACAGCCGCTGAATAGCCGCCACTCCGGATCCGCCAGGCAGCGCTCCAGCTCGGCGGCATCAGTGGGCAGTGGCAGCAGCGGCCGATCATGGACGACGGCCATCAGTCTTCCTCGGGCTCGTCGGCGCGCATGGGGTACGCGCTACCGGCCGGGCGCTCCTCGCCATACTCGGGGTCATCGGCAACCGGCACGAACGCATTGCTATTGGTGCTGGCGATACCATGCAACAGCGACGTGAGCGCGTCGGTCGGGGAGTTCTCCTTGTCATCCAGACCGAAGGCCTGGCGCTCCAGGGCGACCAGCACGCGCAGCGACTCGCCTAGATCCTTCATGGTCTTGGCGCGGCCGGGCAGGCTGATCAGCTTGTGGTACAGGTCGTTGAGCTTGTCCTGGCCGTTCTTGTCCTCGGCGCGCATCAGCTCGCCCAGCTGCTCGAGCATGGCGGCAGTATCGGATCCGGTCTGCTGCTCCAGCTCGTCGAGCAGTGACATGACGATGCGGCGCGATCGGTGAATGTCTTGGCGATGGGCCAGGCGCACGTCGGCTACGGCGATCGCATTGGCCTCGATTACCTGGCGTTCCGAAACAGCCTTTTCCGTGCGTACCTCGTTGCGTACCGCTTCCTTGCGTACCAGCTCGTCGGCCTTTGCCTGGATGCGCTTTGCCAGGTCACGGGTCCATCCGTCGCGCTTGGCTCGCTTCCTGATCGCGCCATCGGTAATGCCGTGCTCGCCCGCAATGGTGCGCAGTGGCTTGATTCCAGCCCGATAGTCCAGCTCGATACGGTCCCAATCGGGCGCGGCCGTGCTACCTGGCTTATTGGGGGTGGTGGTGGTCATCGGCGCCTCTACTGCGAATCGATGGCCGGAACGCTATGTGACTCCGGACGGTGCGCAATGAGTACCTTGCGTACCAGTGCGCACCAGGCAGGGTGATGCCAGGCAGCAGGGTGGTGGCATGCCGCTCTATGGTGTTCTGGCTACCAGCGGGCACAAAAAAGCCCACCGGGCAGTGGGCTTGTGTGGGGGTCTATTTACCAATGTCTCCGTTATGCGTAGTGCGGGTGCTCGCCGTCCTCGGCCAGCTTCTCGGCTTGGGCTTCGCGCCACCCCGATTCCCAGTTCACCGCCGCCGACAGGCTATCGACTGGGGACGGGCACAGGTCAAGCGGCTGGCCGGCGCGGAACGCCTCGGCGCCTATGGCAAACCAATCATCGTTGTCGTAGGCCGGCTGTTCGGTGCGTTGCTCGTTCATCGGGGTCAGCTCCTGCCGGCGGCGCCGGCTTGTGGGTGGGGCCGCTCGGGGCGGCGGGGGTTCCTTTCAGGTTGTCGGTGTCCACGCTGGCGCCGTGCCTTCGCATGCAGTCGGCGATGCGCTCCAGGTCGCGCGGGCTGAGTACCAGCTGGGCGGCCATGTAGAAGTGCATCTGCTTGGTGAGCGTGCGCGGCTCGGATCCGCCGGTGTACTTGCGCCAGTGGCCGCCATTGGCCAGCCCGGCAAGGTCGGCCATCTGGTCGCTGGTGCGGCCGAGCGCCTTTTTCAGCTGTGCGAGCTGGGCAGGCGACGGCGGGGCGTAGTTGGTAATGGTCATACGGGGCGGCTCGCATCCAGCTCGACACGGTAGTTCTGCAAGTCGTAGCCAATGCCTTTGGCGGCGGCGCGCTCAATGAACTTGCGGACCTTCGTCATCGCCTGCCGCTCGCTTGGCGCCTTCATGCTCCAGTAGAAGCCGCCCTCTCCGTCGATCACCGTCCAGCAGCGGTACCAGAATTGCTGTTTGGGCGCGGCCTTACGCTCGACGTAGCCGGCTCCCCCACATTTGAAGCATGTGCCGCCCTGGACGTGCGAGAAAGCGCGGATGTTGCCTTTCCCATTCAGGCAGCGCGGGCATTCGACTTTCATCTGCTCAGCCCTCGACCTTGGCGGGGGCGGCCTGCTCGGTGAATTTCGTGAACGAACGGCGAACGGTGACTTCCTCGCCCTCGCCGCGGACGTTGTAGTCCATCATGGCGTCGGCACGGCCACTGGTGATTTCGATGGTGGCCCACTCGTCACCGGCGTGGACCAGCTTGCCGACAAACTTGCCTTTGCGCTGGCTGTCGACCTGGTAAATCTTCCCAACTTCTAGTGCTTGCATTCTGGTCATCCTTTCGGGTGGAGGGCATCGCTCTATGCTCTGCCCTGGGTTGCCCGGCGAGCCGGTGATAGTGGCTTTCAGTAGGGGCCGGGGTGAAACACGTTCTGCCCGTCTTCGTTGATACCGTCCTCATTCGGCAGTCCGGCGTAATCGTCATCCTCCGGACAGGAGGCGTAGGCTTCCGCGTCGTTGTGGTAGTCGACACGCAGCTGCCAAACCTCGTCCACCAGGCCGCCGAGGGTCAGGCACTGCTTTTGGTCGCAGTAGGTGGTCAGCTCCTTGGCATTGGCTTCGTCCAGCGCTTCGCCAGCCCTGAGGCGTGCGACCAGGCCGCCCAGCTGTAGGGCGCGCTCGTCACAGTATGCGATCACTCGGGCTTTCAGGTCGGCGGCTTTCTCGTTGATTGCAGCGGTCTTCATGGGGTCATCCTTTCGGGAGTCGGGGCGCGCTACGTGCGCTCCCCTGGGGACTTGAATAATGTTCCTATGCGGAACAGCCGTCAAGCGTTTTGTCTACTCTGCAAGGCTGTCGTAGTCCTCTTGCGTAAGCTCCGGCCGAGCGTCCCGAAACCCATGGATTCGGCACCGCTGCTGCGGCAGGAGAATCGTTGCATTGGCCTTTGGCAGCAGTCTGACGCATTCGGGGCACTTCACGCCGAAACGCTCGCGTAGCCGCTTCTTGAAGTCTTTCAAGCCCTGGTACATTTCCGCCACTTCACTCATGGCGGCCTCCTCGGGCGTGGTCGATCGCCTCCCGCTCTGTTGGGTACCACTCGCTTTGCGCTTCACCAAGGCTCGGCCAGGCTACGCGGTAAACCGCCGGGGATCCGGTGCCGTTCTGCGATTCGATGATGCAGCGCTCGGCGAGCATCCATTCGAGTCGCTTGGTATCCAGGGCGGCGCGCTCCAGCCGGTCATGGCCAACTTCGCACATAGCAACTACTTGCCCGGCGCGGAGCCCACTCTGCTCCGGCTGCGGGGCGGTCTGCGCGATGGGGGCGGCAACGTGTGTCTCGGCCAGAATCCGATAGCGGCCGCTGCATTTAGGGCAGGCCGCTCCCATCACGTGCTCTTTGCCGCAGTCAGGGCACTGATCCTCAACCGGGCTCGGCCCGCTCCAGTCACACATCGCGCACGTCGCGTCTGTCTGGTGAGCGTCGTTGATGCCGACATGACCGCAGTCCGTGCACTCGCGGCACTCAACGTA